GTCTTCTTCTGTATATGTAGAATCTTGCTGCCTAACATCACCATTGAAGGTAGAAGGAGCGATGTGATCCCAAAGTGAATGCTTGTCGTACAAACGAGCCCAATTACCATGGAAGGGCGACATACCAATCGTCGATCCACAAGTAATGTAGTTTTTGTACATCCAATCCAAAGCCGGTATAGTGTATCTTGAAAATAATGCATGATGTATTGCACTTCCGACTAAAAATGTTCGCGTATCATGTGCCAGAACTTTATCATAAGTACGGAGCTCTTCTTTGAGAGCAATAGACCAAATAAACTCGGCAGGATGTCCGTCTTGCATCTTATTGCTCAGATCCTTCAGATCATCATAGTGAGCAAGATAAAACTGATCCTTACGAGTATATCTGGTGTTTAAAGGAAAACCTGGGCTGGAGTCTGTAGGTAGCAACGGGAACAATTCTTCCCACGACAATGGTTTGTAAGGTCTACAAAACTCTTTCATCATGGCTTTAATGCCCAACTGTCGCAACCAATCATCTCCAATCGGTCTAACTCCTCCGTATTTCAAAAAATTCTTAACAAAAGCTTGAGGACTCAATTCAGATAAAACGTATTCGTTCCTATTCCACCAAACTTTGTCATGTTCCGCCATAGTGTTAAAAATTCCAATGGCATCGTCGTTATCAGTTCTTTTGTAATTATATCTAGGATATCTTTTAAGCTTAAAAACTGGTACGATGCCTGAATGACCCTCATAAATCTTATGACATGGAGACGGATCTATCTCAAACGGCAATCCAAATTGGACGCGCATGTCATCGAGGAGTTGTACTACTCCTCCGTAGGTGAGTCTTGGTCTTTGTGAAAATTTAGCGCCAACTGCATCAGCTTACTGGCTGCTCCTGGCGCTTGAGCTAAGTAACCTTGCATGGTAGCATCATACAAAATGCATCCATTTATGGTCTTTGCTCCATCTTCATGACCCCAGTTGTGAAGTCCTACAACTTTACCATCTTCCATAGATATAATGTAGGCTCCACAATCACCAGGTTTAGTGGTAAACTGGTACTCTCCTCGGCAATTCATTTCTCCAAAAACTGTTTTCCATTTTTGGGCATCATCATCCCAACAAACCATAGAAACTTTTTCGAAGTCACCTTCTTTGAGGTCTGCTCGTCGCCATTTAAGCTTGTCATACCCTGCGAAGTAAAAATTGGTGGCATTGATTAAACAAACGTCATCACCAACATGCTTCGGGGTATTGCGATCAACTCGCCATTCTCTGCCATTCAAAGTAATCAAAAATTCCGGGCAAGAGAATTGATCCAAGTAGTGCTTCATAAACACACCTTTGACGCTTTGACAAGGTAAATGTCCAATGAACTTCCCTTTTCTTCTAGCGCCAGACTGATCAACAAATAGCTCATAAACTAGAGCTAATTGTTTTTCTACGTTCCTGTAATCAATCTGGACGCTGTTAGGAACGGTAGCTTCACGCTTGACCTGTTCCTTCTTAATGTTTTGGAAACAAGTATAACATACGAAAGGTTTCTTGTTGCGTTCACAATTTCTGTAAATGTCAAATTTAGTTGCAACTTTCTCTTTGCATGCTGTACACGTTCGCTCACACCAATTGCCGTTTTCCTTTTGACGATGATACTCGCAAATAGACTCACTGGCATCACCTACTGGATTATCACACCCTGGTGCTTTACATTTCCTTTGAAGTATCTTGGTCACTTTCTTTTTCTTAGCTTCCAATTGAATTCCTTCTTCTTCAGTTTCAGTAACAGGAGGAGATTTAATTACGACAGTCTTTTTCTTCTTTGTCCTTCTCTTAGTCTCCAACTCACTTTCACTAGTGGAAAATGCACCTGCACCACTGGATTCCTTCATGTGAACCACAGTTGTTTTATTATTTTGCAAATATTGATCAAAGGTTCCAATGAAACTTTCGATGGTAGCTGTTAACATGTTAATTTTTTGGTCAGTATCAACCATAAATTTTTCCACATTTCCAGTGATGGTCACTTCCTTAGACCCATCGACGGACACTGCTATGACAGCAGCGTCAGTAACATTGTGATTACCCTCCTCTTCGTCTAAACGATCACTGATTGACACACATTGAATGGGTGTATCGCTCGTAACACGAGTCTGGTTTTCAACTGTAGTCACTGTAACAGTAGCTTCCTTAGCTTCGTAGCCACGACCACGTCCGCGACTCCGATCGACGGTTCCAAATCCGTCGTCATCGATTTCGCGAGCGCTTCTGTCACTTTTCCAGACCATGTCTCTGCCGCGATAATTAACTATTGCTTGACCGTCAAGTTGATCATAATAGTCAACTGTTTCTGTAAATTCTTGATAGTCATCGGCAACAATCCATTTATTGTAATAAGGATCGTACACAGCAGGTCTTTCGTCCATTACCCATGTGTCAGGTTCTTGCAACCACGAATCATAATCTTCTTCAACATCGTCATCACCACTAACAAAATAATCACGCTTATTAACGTGAGCTTTCTTAGGATTAGACGCTCGAAGTTTAAGTTGACCACGACCGTGTTTTTGCTTCCCCTTAGCTTCGTATTGTTTGGTAGTTAACCATTTTCTTCTAAATGATTCAAACTGTTTCTTGTTCAATCTGGTCATAACAGCAAACAAACGGTAACACTTTCTACACAAATAAGTATAAGATTCCGGCAGCATGTCTTTATCACACTGCTTAAGTCTATATACCTCATCTGGATGACAAATGTCATGGTGTTTCTTGTCTTCCTTACAATTTTCCATGGAAAGACAAACCATCGGAACAAAATCTCCTGGATTAATTTTTTCACAGAAAGGCCCTGTCCAATCAATTTGGTCTCCACCGTCAAATTGCAATTTCGCAAGAGTATGACAATCAAGAAGCACAGCCATATGGTAAGATCTCACGACATCCAAGTTGGTCACCGTTGACTCAAGTTCCTTGGTCTTGCCTGAAAAATCCTTCACCACAATCTTTTGCTGTTTTTTCTTCTTGTACACCATAACGATGACGAATACAATCAAAACAGTAGCCATAATAGTTCCCATAGCCAACTGTTTTTCATACTTCCGACACCAACTGTAAATCTTACCAACAGGAGTTTCCAAAAACTTAATTTGTTCTTCATACATCAATTGTTTCTTTTTGGCTTCCTTTTGATTTTTAAGCACGCTCTCTACGTACTTAGCTTGATCTTCTGGCATAGCCTCATACAAGATTTGCAAACTTGAATGAGTTTTTAGAATCGTTTGCCTGTACTTCGGGCAGAAGTGGCTGATGATGTACAAATCATTAGCAGCCATATCCAGGCGAGAAGCTTTCGCAATTTCTTTAAACTGAGTACGCAAATCATATCCGTACTGTCTAGCATTGCGTAAAGCGGCCAAACATTCTCCATCCACCAATCTGTAATGGTCATCAGAAATCAACTTATCGATGTTTTTAAGCATCGCATCGTATCTATCTGCTGAATCCTCTTTTGAATTACAGATGGCGAGCTGGTACTTCTCACGCAAAACGTCCACTTGCTCTGCAGTTTCGTGTCCATTAGCGTACGCAAGTTTGCCAACCAAGAAATGAAACTCTGTCCACATGACTTCATACTTATAAAGCCACTTGTACAGTGCCGCTTCATGCTTGTCGACATCTTGCTGCTTAAGTTTAAGTCTTTCCAAGTCTTCTTCAAGAGTTTCGTACAACTCTTTGACTTCAGCAACTTGTTTGACCAAACCGTCAGGGGTCGTAATGTCATTAGTAGACGTGAACCATTTACTGACGACATTGTAGGATCTTCCGACCGACTGTATTGCTCCACCAACTCGCACAATGTCGAGCAAAGATGGAACGGCTGCCACTCCCACAGCGCCAACCACACCCAAACAAGTAATAATGTTTCCCCAAAGACCGATATTGTCGCCAGCGCTCTCATGACGCTTTCTGGCAGGCAACTCTCGTCGCACTACATTCCACAATGCAACGAGTAACATCATTCCGGAGCTGATAGTCATGAACTTAAATCCAGCACCAAAATAGGTAACATTTGTTTCCACTTGTTTTTTCAATTCCAAGGCTTGAATTTTTGCCTCACTGAATTGCTTTTTCATTGGTTCAACGAACTGAACCTCACACTCTTTCTTGAGCTCAAAAGTTTTTTGTTCTGCCAACTTTTTGAGATCAGGAATCATCCCGGCAATACCTATCATATGCTCGTCAAAACTGTGCTTTACTGGAATCAATTCCTTCTTGATTTGTTCAGTAATACGCTCAGGTAACGAACCAAAACTTTCGGTAGCTTGGTTGATTTTTGTTTCAATACTTGCAAGACTGTTCACTCCACCAGTCATAGACTGCAACTTCTGATCAATAAGCGCCGCTGCTTCTTGTTTGACAACGTCAACGAGAAGAATTGCTTCACTACGTACAACATCGACCTTCTTGTCAATGATAACGGAAGCTTCACTCTTCACATCC